CTAATCCAGCAGCCATTTCACCCTGTTTGCAGTCTTTTACTGCTGTAGATAACGTCTGATCAGCTAATTCATAAGATACAGAGTTTGCAGTTACTTTATAAATCTTTTTAGATTTACGGAATGCATTGTTTAAGCGTAAATCTAACATGCTGTTTTTTGTTTCTTCATCATCAAAATCCCCTGCAGGAGTACCTGCTCCTACTGCTCCGTCTGATTCTTCTTTATATATTTTTACCAATCCGCTATTTGCATCTCCCTGGTATGCATCATTATAAGTAATACCAGGTTCAAAAATATTGTCAAAATAAAGATTAGGCTCAACTAATGAGCTATATCTTTCATCAACATTTGTATTACCGTAATTCATAATATTCCTCCTCGTATTTATCCTCTGTAGTATTTGTTTTTACCGTATTTTCGTTTACGATATGCCTCCTCATCAGTCATTTGTGGAGGTGTTTGATTTCCGTTTTGTGGAGTTGTGAATGTAACCTGTTTTTTTGTCTTAAATTCAGGCAGGTCCTGAAGCTGTTTTTCCATTTCTTTCTTGATTGCCTCTTTATTAATAACACCTTTATCATCCATAAAATCTTTCTGATCACATAATGCCATAAGTTTATCGAATCGATCTTCACGAACATTTAAATCCTTAGCAATTGTTTTTGCTTCAGAATTAACCTGTATCATAAGTTCTTTTTTCTTGTACTCATTGTTTTCTTTGATAATCTTATCAATTCTTTCTTGCTCTTCTTTAGCTTTATTGGCTTTCGTTTCTTTATAAGCTTTTAATGCTTCTTTCATTTCATCTTCTGATAAGCCCTGTTCCCTTAGATATGTTTTAACGATGCCCTCTTCTTTTCGAGAAGTTCGACTTTCAATTGCACTTGCTAATTTATCGTAATCAATTTCAGGATGCTGTGCACTTGGTACTGGAGCCGGACTTGGCTCTGGTTTTGGTGCTGGTGTTGGATCATCAGCAAAAAGTTGAATGTTTAATGGAAATTTTAAAAAGTTATTCATATATCCTCCTGTTTTAAGGGTGTCGCCCTATACTCACGTTTTAGGTGTGCGCCCCACCTTCCCTGTTTTTAACGAGGTGTCGCCTCAAAAGAAAAACACGTTCAAAGACGTGTCATTATAAATGCGGGCCAAAATATGGCAGCCGCCTTTTCGGTGGATCTTTCACCGCAATCCTCCTTTCTGCAAACTTATGCCCACAAAAAATGCAGGTATCCGTTTCTTTACGAACCCTGCAATCTAATCTTTTATCATAATATGCTGTATATACTGTTGTGTAAACATGATGGCACACATCAACCATCTACTTTCTCATATGTTTTTTCAAAAATATCAGGCTTACATGGATAAAACTCTCCATTTACACCTTTAATAATGTAATCACCAACAGATGCTTCCATTATTCCTTCTAACGTGTCTATCTTGATTTTCGGATTGTCCTTATTTGAATAGTCAATAACTAAATCTTGATTATCAATAAATTTCGATAAACATTGTATAACTTTAACATCATCATTAAATTGAATTGCTTCAATCACTACAGGTTTCTTTCTATACTTTGGCATAATTATTCCTCCACTTTAATACATTTATTTTCCCATTTCTTATATGCATCAAAATACAACTCTTTCTTATCACCATTATAGGTCAGTTCATAATACATTCCGTCTGAAACAGTTGTACTTAACAAGGCCTTGTTGTTATGAAGCGTTTTACACTGCCATACAACAAATACATTATCTTTGGTAATATTTTTGTTATCGGTTTTATCTGCATGCTCGTTAAAATAATCAGCAACTTTCTGTTTGCATAAATTTAAAAATTTGCCACTATCCATCTTTTTTCCTCCTACAAAAAAAGCACTCGTTTTGAGTGCAAGTTCAAAATAACAATTCTAATCTTCATCAAATAATAATTCCGGCAAGTCTGTATCATCTATTTCTTTCTTTTCAAAAACATAATGTGTACATTTACCTGATTTCCAGATTGCTCCTGGTATTTTTTTAGGATACTTATGACATGTCCATCCTTTTCCCTTTGGTTCACCTAAAAATTTACAGTCAATACATTTAGTGCTTGGAGTTATCATGTATTCATCCATAATAAATTTTTCTTCTTTGTTTTCCATAATATTCACTCCTCAAAATTATAATCAAACCCATATTTTCGTGCTAGATAGTTCATAACATTGTTTTGAACCACTCTATCCATTCTTCCAACATCATTTTCCCATTTCGCATGTTTATTCATATATACATCTCTATACTTAATATACAACGAATAATGTTCTTTAACAAATTCTTCTTTTGGAGGCATTAAGTGAATATTTTCATTACGTCTTAATACAAAAGTTCCTTTTGAAGTAGTTGCTCGCACTTCCTGTATATTATTGTTTATAAGCATATAAATGTCATCAGGAGAAAATGTGGTATCTTTAGGATGGTTATGAGTCACTACAGCATCTTTCATTAAATATAGTTCCTTTTCTGTAAATTCAACAGCATGCTGTGTACCATCCTTTTTCAAAACAATATTTCCTTTTTGATCATAAATAATAGCTGATTCATACTGTTGTTTCGTTAAGTTAGTTTCTCCCTTTCTTACTTTTATTTTAACATCTTTATCATCAGTTGCGTAAAATTCTTTAAGCTTATTACTTTTAACTGATTCATAACTTTTTTCTCTTCCATAATTTCTCTTTAATCTAGAATCTGATAAAATTAGTTCTTTATTTCTCTTATTCCATTCACGAACCTTAGCTTTTTCTTTTGTAATATCCAATCCTGCAGCTTCTTTAACATCTCTTCTACGTTTCCATTCACGGATTTTCCTTTCATTGTAACGTTGCTTTTGCTGCAATTCATACAACTGCTTATTTTCTTCTGTACCTATCTTTTCAAATGAAGGAGTACTGATTCCTTCAAAAAAAGGAAAATAGCTGTGGCGACAATTAACACCACATAAACCACCTGCAGAACCATACCCCGTCGCATCGTAAAAGTTAGAATAATCTTTATATGGTTTATTTCTATAAAATATTTGTCCTTGCCATTCGGCATGAGATGGCCTAGCTCCCATATGAGCAGATGTCTCAACTAAATTACACTCTAGATCATTCATATTCTTTTCCTGACACTTTGCAGCAGTTTGATTAGCAGCAGTTCTAACCGCTGCACGTATCACTGAATCAAGTCTTCGACGCGTTCCACTATCATAGTCAATCCATTCTAATCCATCTTTGGCCAGTTTTGATACGACATTATCTACAATGACATCATTTCCAAATGCTCCGCTCTGCGACATCATATAAGCCGAATTAAGACTTTCCAATAGTTTTTTACGTGCAGTCTGTGCAGTAGTACTACACAAATTTGAAATATCATTAGAAGAAAGAATAATTCCATTTTCAATAATTGACTTGAACGAATCTTTATCATAAGAAAAGTTATTAATAAAACCTTTTCTATATGCTTCCTCAAATATTTCATTATCACTTTCAACAGATTTATAAGAAGCTTCTTTAATAATCTTTGATGCATCTTCCAAAGTTATATCCAATGCTTTTGCTAAATAAGAACTGATTTTTGCATCAGAAATTTCTAATTCTTTCGCAATTACTATCTGATAACTTGCAGTACTTGTAAGCTTATTTTTATTCAATTTTATTCGTTCAGCGATATCTTTTAATATATTTGTCTCTAAATCATACCAATAATCTTCTAAATCGGAAGTAATATTTTTTAAATATTCAGGATCGAGCATTATTCATCACCATAATCACTGTTACCGAAAGCAGATGATATTCCAGACTTACCTGAATTCATTTCTGCAATCTTGGATTTCGCTGTTTCTTCATCTTCGCCATACCATTTCATTCGATATTCATATTTGTTCAATACTCCAGTATTGATATCCTGAATATCCTGCTGTTTTTCCTTAGCTGCATCCACAATAATCGAATCATCCCATCCAAACAGTACATTATATTCACCATCCGGTACCAATGAATAAGCTGTAGTAAGCTCATCTAGACATCTAATTAATTCTTTTAGAGCTTCCTCCAAGGAATTCTGAATATCCTTAACCAGCTGATAAGAGCGTTGCTTAGAGGCTTTTATTTCCTCTGCTGTCTTATCGATATTTTGAGGATTAGAAAGTGTTCCATATGCCAATCCGGAATTAAACTCTATGTCTCTCAAATACCTGTCCAGTCCATTGATAAACGATTGATCACGTATATTAGGACTGAAATGTTCAAATATTTTCTCTTTATCAAAGGTATCTGTTCCTGAATAAGTTCGATACATTCTTTCTTTCCCCTTTGGAAGTTTTTTGTTTCCATAAATATCTTCCATCAGATAACTTTCATCAAGTTCGATTGCTGTTTCTTTACTTTCAAACTCCCAATCCAGTCGTGAAGCCTGTATATCTGCTTTGCGAATTCTTTTCAAAGCTCTTGAGAATACCGAAACTCCAAGCGGTGACTTGCGATCAATATTATTGGACAATGGGATTCGAAAGTAAGAAAAAAGCGGTCCATCTGTTCCGCTTACTTCAATTAATGGCTCTATGTTTTCCCATGCTTTTACTTTTTTTATATCAATTTCATTTCCTAGGTTGCCAATTACAGGACCATCTAAATACATATCCTTAGATACGAAACATCGATTGCTAATCGTGTACCTACCATCACTATAATCATGGATTTCTAAACGTACATAACGTTTATTATCTTCCACAAGAAATGTTGGAAAGATTACACCTGTGATTCTTTTCTCGGAGTCAAAACGAAACGGAATTGCCTCATCTTGATAAATATAATCAATGATGAGTTTTCCATTATTAACATAAGGTTTAAAATACATGCCTCCGATAGCACAGGCCATTTCTACAATTCCCTTTTTCTGATTTCTAAAATAATCAAGCTGTTTGCTAAGAAAATTTGCTCTAACACCATCACTAAAAGTAATTGTTGATTCTATGGTAACCAATCTGGCTATTTCACTCGAAATAGAGGCAGGAAGTTCCAAACTTTCTACATCATCCTTGATCCAAGATGACTCGTTCATATAGGCTTTCTTCCATTTAAGCAGAGCTTCTTTCATCTTGGTAGATATCCCATTCTGTATACCTAAACGTTTCTTCAATAAATCTTCGGCCATTATTTATCACCTCTTTCCGTTATAGGCAGCAACATTTTTAAATATCGCCACATTCCCATTACATAATATCTTTTTGCATCCATGCAGTGGTCATTTTCTTTCAATACTTCTTCTTTGCCTTTATCCAATAAATCTTTATTGAATTTATATAAATCAATTTCGTCAATAAGATGTTCTTGTGTATCACTTATCTTTAAACGAGAAAATGAATACAGTTTTTGGACACGTTCAATCCCTACCTTTACTGCATTATCTGCCGGAATTATTCTAGCTGTTGGTAAAATACGTTTAATTTCTTCAGCAAAACCTCTAGCAGAAGGGTCAATGAACACAGCTTCAATTCTTCTCTTTGTCCCTGTGTTGCCAGCATTGATTAGATTTTCAATAAGCTCATAAAAATCTTTAAAATCTATTGCATATTCGCTAGGTGACTTCTGTCTTCCTGTTTCTCTCCCCGAATGGTAATACTCTCTAATACCTTTTGCAATCATATCGTCTTGATCAAGACCAAAAGCTTCAAATGTTGTCGCATTTAACTGTCCATAATCAATTCCAATTCCTACATGAATCAATCTGTTGAAGTTGTTTTCATGATGGATCATTGAGTTATTAAACATGTAATATACTGTTTCAGCAGTTCCCACACATTTACCAAGCCAAAGCCATTCATACATCATAGAATCAGCTTTCTTCATCATTTCTGCCGATTCAATCAGCTTTTTACCAAGCCACTCAACAGGTACATCCCTATAATCGCTATGTATGTGAATACAGTCAGGCCTTTTTACCATTTTCTTTACCCATCTCATAATTGGGGCATTTGCATTTCTAGGCGGATTGAACAAATAATACATTTCAAAGAAATCATCATTTCCACGAACGAAAGTTGCTTCGATATTTGATATTTCATCAGCTCCCTCGCCCTTGTCAAAGAACTCCGTCACCTCATCAAGAACAACCAATCTAATTTTTCTTTCTTCGTCAATCATACCTTTTGTATCATCGATGGAATCAGATCCAGTAAAATAGATAACGTTGCCGTTTTTCTTGTATGTAATCTGCATAGGACTTTTGCCAATAACAAACATATTTTTCTTCAATCCTAGCCTATCAATTGCACGAATAACTTCCTTGTAAACAGTTTTTCTAAGTTTGTTGTGATGCTTTCGCATAATTATAGCAGCTGAATTTGGCTCTGATACAATCAGAAAGTCAGTTATGATGGCCATTGCTGATGATTTTGTTCCGGCTCGTCCAGAAGTAAGAATCTTATGCATATGCTCCTTGTCATTAACAAGAGGCTGATATTTAGGAATGATAATATCACTTAGTTTAATTACTTTCTGTTTCTTTGATGTCATTTACAATTATCACCTGTTCATCATCTTCTTCCGTGCCTGCATCCATTTCTAATTTCTTCCTCTGAACTTTTAAGAGTTCAAGACGTTCTTTCTGTTCTTCAGATGCAATATCCCAGTTTTTATGCACCATCTCATCATATTGCTTTATCATACTTTCTAATGTTTTCATTGCTCTGCTCTGTGCTGAAAGAAAAGTAGCTTGCTTATCCCATGCCTGCTGAATTTCCCAGCGTTCACCAACTACATTGCCATCTTTTTCTTCAACCTTTTCAACTGTTTTATCAGATTGATCCTTTACATGCATCAAATTCTGTGCACGTATGATAGCTGCAAACTGCAGTTGAATATTGCTCCATAAGATATCCAATTCATTCATTGAACTCATTTCGCCAATGATTTCTTTCGTTTCTTCCGGAAGCCACTTAGAAAAAAAGCCATGCTTTTCTGCATGACGATTGCCTGGTGGTCCTGTTGCGTTTTTGTTCCCAGGTTGGCCACCTCGTTTGCGAACGCTCGTTTTCTTTACCGAACGCTCGCTATCCCATTTATGTGTTGATTTCCAGCGCCGAACTGTTCCTTCAGGCAAGTTCAGTTGACTTGCAATCTCAACTAACTTACACCCTTTTTTGAACAACTCATATGCCTGATTATATCGCTCATCAGGTTTTCTCGGCATATCTCACCACCTCTCTCATTCGTCGTTTTGTGTAGTGATATCTAGTTATTATTATTGATTGCTACAATCAATAAAAATGCTAATATCCACCACATTGAATATTTGATACACATATAATATGTAATACATACCATAAATACATTAAACAACGTATTCATTAATTTATTAAACATCTTGCTAATGTATTTCCATTTATCATTCATATCTATTTCTCCTTATATTTCTTAAGCCATTCTCTATATGCTTCACATAAATATGTACAAAATCTATCTTTACATCCATCTTTACTACATGGACATTTCATCTTATCAACTCCTCGCCTTTTTGGGTAAAAGAAAAGCACCACAGTTGGTGCCTGAAGTTCAATTTCAATATCATATATTGATTAATATCCTAATCTTTTTAAATCTTGATGTATGTGAAAAACAAATGATGTTAAAAAACTAAATATTTGCATATTAGTTAAATTTTCTTTATCTTTAATTAAAAAGTCATAAAAATCAATAGCCTATTGATTTACGAAATTTAATAATTTAATAGATAAAAGGTGTTAATTCACGTTTTATACATAATCCTAATCTGATTTATATTTATCTATATCTATAATATCCTGTATATGCTAATCAAGAATACATTGATAATATAAATCAACCATTTACATTATCAACACTTCTTTTCTTTTCAATAATTGATCTTAACTCATCCCTCATGGATATAGTTCTTGAAACCATCTCTTTCTTCTTTTCAACAGGTATTTGCGAACGTCGAATTGATAAATTTAAATCTTTTAGTTCACGAAGAAAATCACTACCTATATATACTTCTGGATTTGATTTAAAATCCAATAATTGAGAATGAAATAATGCGAGTCTTTCCTCAAATTGAATAATATCATCATTAGAATACTCTTGCGTTTGTTGATTGTAATGCATTCTTTGATTAATAACCATATCTAATTTATCATCAATCCGACTTATAGTTTTATTTAGCAAATCAGCAATATCACTACTGCTGCTTGATTGTTCTAACAATTGACCTATTTGCCTTTTGTATCCTATTCCCTTGAATGTATCTATAATAGGACCAAATTCATCACTACACAAATCGTTATTTTCAATAAACTCTTTTAAATCACTACGTAATTTTCGCATTCCCGTGGGATCATTTATGTAAAAAATCGTTCTACTATCAATAACATCAAAAGGTATACTAGTTCCTTGTTCTGCAATAGTTATAACAGGCTTACCAGTAGAATGCCTAAATGCCAATTCATACATTACATTTGGATTTAAATTAGTCAGATTAGCTATCACTAAATCACTAAAATAAATAGACTCAAGTATTTGTTTATTAATTGACCCTATACTGCTCATCCGATGAGACACTTCTACTTCATAATTATAATCATCCTCTAAAACTGGTTTAATTCCTTCATCTAATACTCCATCAATATGCCTTCTTATAGGATCATTATCACTTCCTATAGGAGTAACAATAAAACATTTTTTTAATTCATCAATTGGTTTTTCATCTTTTTGACTTATATCATCCATAACTTATCCCCCATTTAATTTTATAAATCTATTTTACCACTAATATTATATAAAATAAATTACAAAAAATTAAAAAGCACCCATCACTGGATGCCACTTACTATACAGAAGCCGAGGAAGCTTTCGGGGGGTTGGGGGAAGAAATACTTCCTCGTTACTTCATGATACTATATTAACACATTTTTTTTGTTACATTGTATCCTCTTTTAATTTTTCTCTTGAATGTACCCATTTCATAAATTCACTGTAATCTTTTGGTAAGTCTCCACCATTACATAATGCATATAATTTAATGTTATAGAAACAAGCTTTTGCATTCCACTTGACAACATCTCTTTCTGAACGTATACCACAAATTCGTCCATAATTGAAAGAATGAATAAGAGAAAACAGCAAATCAGCATTATGATCTGCTATATATTTTATCATCCTAAGTTTATTTTTATTAGGCATATTTTGTTTATTTAAAATAAAATACATCTCTTCGCATTTTTTTAAATTTAATTCTTGAATAGTCATAATATCTTACCTCACGCATTTTCATGACAAAATTTATTAACAAAATAAATTTGTCCTTTTCCTGTAACTTTAGGAGTTCTTGTAGTGATATTAACTCCGTTACCATCTACATGAGTAGATTCTTTAATCTCAAAAAGCTCCATATCCATAGCTTTCTGCGTTGGCATATTCCAATCAGATCCTTTTCTTTTAATTAGAAAACCATTATCTCTTAACCAACTGAATAAACGCTTTTGACCAATATCTACACCATTTTGTTTGATTATCTTTGCTAAATCACCAACTAAAATCGAAGAATCACTTGCAGATACTGCATCAGCAAATAATGCTTTTGGTTTTAATTCTTTGTTTTCTATGCGTAAGGCCTCTACTTCTTCTTGAGACATAATTAATGCCCTTGCCATAACTTTTTGAGGACTATTCCAATCCTTTTCTAGCTGAATAAAATATTGACGTGCCTGTTTTCCTTTTTCAGTACGCTGAATCATGGCTATCTCTTTTGCCATTTCAATTGTAATTTGATAATCAACAATATCTTGTAATCCACCAAGGGTATCACATTTTTGAGCTACCCTTTGAAAATCTATATTTTCATTAAATCCGTATTCACACATTCTTGGAAACCATACATTAAATCTAGTTCCAATTTCTAAAAACTCATGTAATTCTCTTGCAGATAGTGTAATTCTATCTTTGTTTACTTTAATAGTTATTAATTCCATCTTCATTTTCCTCCTATGTTTTGACATTGAATAATTTGAACAACATAGGATTTTGACTTTCACATTTACGTTATGTTATAATTCTGAAAGCAATCCTAGTGGTTGTAGATTAATGCGAATGTTGCTAGTACGCCAATACAACTAACATTCGCTTTTCTTTTTGTCATTTGACAAATCATCTAATAGCAATTCCCTTATGTAACACTTTAAAGGAACTCCCAGCTTTATAGCTTTGATTTTTACTTTCTTGTATAGTTCTTCATCTATCTCAAAAGCAATTCTTTTTTTATTACATTTCATTTTAGAACTCCTTTCTGTTCAAATTTGAACAATCAAATTATACATTTTCAAAATTGAAAAATCAATACTTCATTTTGTTTATTTTTGAATTTTGTGCTATTATATAGTTGTAAGGAGATATATATTATGAAAAATGACACATTTGCAAAAAGACTAAAGAAAGCAATGAATAAAAGAAAAATAAGTCAATCAGAATTATCTAGACTTACAGGTATAAGCAAATCTGCAATAAGCCAATATTTATCTGGAAAATCATCACCTAAATCAAAGTATATTGAAGATATTGCCAATGCACTTGAAATAACTTCTCTATGGCTTTATGGAGAAAATGCTCCTATGGAATTAGAGGATTATTATAAAATGCAAGAAGATTTAGCATATTCATTAGAAAATAGAAAAAATTTAATAATAGATATTTATGAAAAATCTTGCAAAATGAATGAAGATGGTTTAAATATATTAAAAGAATTTACGGATTTTTTATATAATAACAAGAAATATGGTTCACCAAACAACGTCTTTTCTCCTTTTGATTTTGATGATTTAAAGTACCTAAAAACTCACACTATATTTGATGAAGAAATCTCCAGCGATTAAGCTGGAGTTTTTATTTTACACTATTTTTTCTATCACTTTGTTTACATGTTTATACATGGCCATTCTACTTGCATAGTGATATTTATTAGACATAGATTCATGATTTTTTCTTTCTACATACAAATCAATAATCATCTGCCTATCCACCGGATCAGTTATCTTCATCAACTTAGTATTTACAGAATTAATCCGTCTTATGTATTCATTACGCTCATTGATGATTTGTTCTTGTTTCATCAAAGGTTCTAATTTATCAGAGGCATACGGATTTCTTGCATTTTCACACTTTGGTCCAGTATTTCCATTTGGACAGCACAAACCATTAAGAATGACATCTAATTCTTCAATCTTTTCATTACATTCCATGATTGCCTTTGTGTAATAATCATTACTTTTACAATCTCGTTTAAATTGTTCAATTTTATCTTTTATTGTCAGCATCTTCCTTGGCCTCCACTTCATTTAAAACTAATAAAGCGATTATAGTTATATACAATGCTATAAAAATCATCACATCAATTGCAATTATATTCATTTTCTATATGCTCCCTCCATCTGCTTTTACACTCTTTCTTCCAACTATCATAGTAGTCTTCATCAGTACACCTAACTTTGCAATCTTTACACCAGCATGATTCACATTCACATTTTTCAGCGAGGATATTCAGTGATTTTTCAAATGAATTATTTAATCGTTCTGCATGATTTAGCACATTATTAAGCTGTTCATCACAAACAGCCCAATTATGATGCAGCATATGAATATAACTAATAAATTCTTCTTTACTCATCCTTGCTAAAGAACTATCTGCGGGTAATTTAAATGCATTAAATTCTAGTGTAAATTTTTTAAGTGCCGCTTTATCAACTAACTCTTTAGCTAACACCTTATTTTCTAGTTCTTTTTCTAACTCTTCTATATAGGCAATCACTTTATTCCCTTCATAACTGTGTTCTAATGATTCACGCATCTGTTTTTTCATTGTCTTTTCTCCTATAAACTTCCCTACTCAATTTATCTTCTTTCTGATATTCCTTTTTTCGCTGGATGATCGTTATTATAAACGTAATCGCCATTACAGTGAACATCACTAATAACATTAGTCCTGCAATTTGATGTTTTGTCATTATTTTTCACTTCCTCTTCTCTTTTCAGTTTTCGATCTGGGTATAAAATATCAAATATGTCAATTTGTCCTTCTACCTGTTCATTTTTATACTTCATTACAATTCCTCAATTCTTATGTATATTCCTGGAACATTCGCCCAAAACTTTTCAACAATTTCGCTTGCAACCAAAGCATCATCTTTCCAATAACCACATTTTGTCATACAATCCTTAAGCATTTTTTGTAAATTGTCCGTATCCGGCTTAGAATCTTTGTATTCTCCGTCAAAATGTTTCCCAGTGACCGGAAACAGCCATTTAACTAAAAGTCTCACAGACGAAGAATATGGACGTTCAGGAACGTGTTTACTGAGATATGCAATTAACTTACTTTTTGCCTGCTTCAGTTCCGGAGGATCATAGAAAATCGGTTTTCCGTTTCTGATAGAAACTTTATGCTCTTGAGCTGTTACAGTGGGCGGTATCATTGGAATAAAAAACTCAATCATCTTTTTCTCCTTTTTAGCTGATTCGCTTTATTTTGCATTCTTGCAACTAAAACTGCTGATTTTGTAAGATTTGCGTCATTGTATATCATGTGGTTTCTGTTTAAATACAATATCTCTGCTTTAGTAGCTAAGACCAAATTATCTATTTCAAAGTTACGGTTGTTACCATCTGCAAATATTACTAAATAACCATCTGGAATTGGTCCATTGATCTTTTCCCATATTACTTTTTGTTTAGGTTTCCAATTTACAGTTTTCTTAGCTTTAGGCACATTATTTACTTTCACCCAAATATAACCGTCCTTTAAAACTTTCTCAGTCCCAATTGAATCAGTATTTACTGGAAGCTGTCCTTTCTTAAAACTTGTTTTATTTCCACCTCTGTTGAACATTCCTTTTGTACCCTTGTTGATTGGACTATGACCTTTATTGAATCTACCAGTCAATCCGCTGTTTAATTTATGATTTGCTTTATATCCTTTCATCATAGAGCTGGTTACATTTGTTTTAAATCTTTCATTGAACAAACGAACTAATTCATCGGTTGGTGTACCTTTGTAATGTTCAAGAATAAACCGCCTCATTTCATTTGTGTATTTCATCATTTACCTTCCAACATTTCTGGAAGTTTTGGCCTCTTGGTTTCATACCCATATAGTTCTTCAACAAACTTCTGAGAATCAAGGGCTAGCCTTGCATTATCAATAATGTTAGTTGCTAAGCTCGCCATAGCTTTTGTACGTTTGATTTCTTTTTCCAAACTATTATCATCAAGCTCTTCATCATTTAATCGTTCTATTTGTTCAAACAAATGATTATTCAAATCTATCAATGTATTTTTCATTGCTTATTCCTCCTTTACTTTTTCTAGCTTCTTAGTCACTGTCAGGGGGAGGAGTTCGTCGTGCGAGAGCTTACGCACGACTACTCACCCCAGTGACCGTCAGGGAAACGGAAAGTAATATATATACGTAGTATATATAACATTTTCTTCCCTAGGGAAAATATCGGTAAAAGACCGAGTTTTTCTTCCTTAGGGAAAGTAGGGAAAAAGACCGAGTTTTTCCTTTCCCTAACAGCCTTGAGGGAAAGAAATTATCGGGGGAAAAAGACCGATAATTTCCCTCATCATTTTTCACCTACAACTCCTTCATCTATCCAAAAACCACCATGTTCTTTTAATCTATTTCTAACAGTTTTTGGTGTTACTCCCATGTATTCTGCCATTGACTCTATTGTTACCTCACCATCAATTTTGCATGCATCATAAGCTGTCTGTACAGATGCTTTTCTTTCTTCTTTTTTATCTTCAGATGACTTCTTTTTTGAAAAGTTATTTTTCCATGTTTTTTTCCAACCCGTCTCTCCATCCGGATCAACATCATTTAATACACCTGAAGCATCTATTCTATGAACCGGATAATCAAACCATAGATTAAGAGGCTGAAACTTAGGAAACTCTCGCAGAGTACCTTCTATTCTCCATGCTGTTCGATTTTTTACTTTTTCACGTACTCTTGCTACTTCATTTAGCATCTGTTCATATGCTGGTTTTATTTGAGTTCTGCAAATTGATAGCATTTCCTTTTCACTGCATAAGTCATCAAGACTAGGCACATCATCTTTTCCATATTTCTTCAACCATTTCAGGCAAACAGCACATACAGCTTTATTTGATTCTTGTACAAGTAATGCCTCTGAAGACTCTAATTCAATAAGATCAATCAATGCATCAGGATCACGAGCAAATACCCCAGAACCACTTGCTCTATCCATTGCTCGTTTTCCTCCTTGTGCACCTTTTGAGTGATGATGACAGTAAATGACTGCGCAACCTAGTTCCGTACACACCTTATCGAATTGGTTACAGAAATTGGCCATCTGGTCTGCACTATTTTCATCACCAGTTATTACCTTATAGATAGGATCAATTACTATGGCAATATAGTCTTTTTTTGCAGCTCTTCTAATTAATTTAGGAGCCAGTTTATCCATTGGAATTGATTTACCTCTAAGATTCCAGATATCAATATTTTTAAGCCCATAGGGAGATATTCCTAGTTCCTGGTATACATCTTTAAAACGGTGCAAACAGCTTGCTCTATCAAGCTCTAAGTTAACATACATTACTTTTCCCTGTGTACAGTTCCATCCTAGCCACTTTTTGCCTTCAGCAATACTAATGCACATCTCAATAAGAGCAAACGACTTTCCTGCTTTGGAAGGTCCTGCAATCAGCATCTTATGCCCCTGTCTAAGTACACCGTCAATAAGTGGTGGAGCCAATTCCGGAAGATTCTCCCAAAAATCATCCAAAGATTCCGGTTCGGGTAAATCATCATTCACTGATTCAATCCATTCTACCCAATTATTCCACGTTTCCTTTCCAATATTGGTATCCATCAAGAATTGCTTCTTACCATTCCTCATGATTCCTGGCATTCGACTCAATCGTGAAGGATTTCTATTCTGCTGATCTATCTTTAATCCATTTTTCCTACACACATCATAAAGGTAATCCACTCGTTTACGATACTCATGGTAATCTGCAGCTTCAACTCTCACGATTGCATGAACACTTTTATTTCCAGAATAAACAAGCGCTGCAACAGGCAGTTCCAATTCTCTAATTAATGCATTTTGCTTATCAAGCTCTGTATCATCACACTCAATCAAAGCATAACGAAACTCTGTTACATTATCGTTTTTAACACCTTTTCCATCTAGAGGATTAAATCGTATCCATGCACCAACATTTGGGTCATAATCTCCAATTACAGCACCTATATCACCATTACAATTTCTTAATTCTTCGATCAGCTTTAATGCTGTCCTGTCATAAGCACCTTTCGTTGGTACATGTTTACCCGAATCATTTATCCATGATTCCGTCACATAACCGACATGATCATCTTCGTCAAACAAGACTTCTAGATATTTAATTAAGTCATTAACCGGATTCCACTTTAATGGTTCACTGAATTCTTTTCCTTCAATCCAGTTGGCATCTATGATAATCTGATCATCCCAATCTAATTCATGTCCTCCATCCATGGAAAAGGATTTGGGCATCCAACCATTTTCTTTGGCCATCTGTGTAATCGTTGCGCCAGTTATAGGAGTACTAGTACCATTAAAAGTATTCCATTTCCTGTCACATTCTCCAGGATGATAACGATTTGCATCACGAGCACTCCAGGCATCCCAGTCACTGATTGAATATCCTTCATATTTAAGTGCCATACCTACATTTATCCATTCCTGATAAGTCAACATTGAAGGATCTATATAGGAAAGCAATTCATCTAATGGTAGCTTGTTCTCCAATATTATTCACCTCTAAATTCTGCTGGTTTAATTCCATTTGGAATTCTCCATCCATTTGCAGCAATCCTGTCTATTAAATTTCTAGCAGTTTCAAATTTCCATGTTCCAACATGTTGAAATCCTCTACTTTCTAAAAAACGAATTTGCTTAGGTGTTGTCAAACCTGCATCCTGCCTTTTATGCAAACGGTCAAGAAGCAGTGTTGCTTTTCCTGCATTGTCAATCTGATCAGGAAATATTCCAAACTTTTCAAGTGCTTGTATTTGTTTCTTCGATGCAGGCGCGCACTCCCACCCAAAAGCTGGAACATAACTAGAAAGGTCTTCGGCTTGAATGCTCATTTCAAATTGTAAAGGATCTACCAGTTTTCTTTTTCTCTTTTTCAAAGCTTCAAGTTCCTTCGCTAAGGTTTCTTCTCTTTTAGCTACGACATCTTCAGCCGCAGTTTCTGCAGCCTCTTCAATATCTACTGGATATCCTGTATTCTTTTCCATATTTTCGACCATCTGTTTGGCCACTTCTTCGTTTTCACAAATTAATGATGCAGGATGGCACAATTCATGTCGCTCTGTATGCCATAAAAAATCCAATAGAAGCAACTCTGTCTTGCCAGGTGACAAACGAGTTCCACGCCCTACCATCTGACAATAAAGCCCCCTTACTTTTGTTGGTCTTAGCACGATTACACAATCTACTGATGGACAGTCCCACCCTTCTGTAAGAAGCATACTATTACATAAAACGTTATATTTGCCTTTATCAAAATCTTCTAATATTTCTGCTCTATCTACACTATTTCCATTTACTTCTACAGCATGGAACCCTGTAGCATTTAAAATTTCAACAAATTTCTGTGATGTCTTAACCAAGGGAAGAAAGACTACGGTCTTTCTATCCATGCAGTATTTTTTCATTTCTTCAGCTATACCAAGCAAATAAGGATCTAAAGCTGTATCTATATCGCTTGCTTTAAAATCTCCTGACTGCATACTTACACCTGATAGATTGATATTAAGAGGTATGGTCATAGCCTTTATAGGACTTAAGTACCCCTGCTTGATAGCTTGCGGTAATGTGTACTCATATGCAAGGGATTCAAAATATTGACCTAAGTTACGCATATCTCCACGATCAGGTGTTGCTGTAACCCCCAATACATCTGCATTTGAAAAATATTTCAATACTCGCTGGTAACTGTCTGATAAACAATGGTGAGCTTCATCTATGATGATAGTATCAAAATAATTTTGTGGAAACTGTTTTAGACGTTTTACGTTCTGCAACGTCTGTACCGAACCAACCACGATCCGAAACCATGAACCAATGCATGTGCTTTGGGCTTTTTCAAGAGCACATCCAAGACCTGTAGCTTTTCCTATCTTATCAGATGCCTGCTCCAACAATTCACCACGATGTGCCATAATTAGTACTCTTTTACCTTGACGAACACATTCCTCTGTAACTTTTGCGAAGACAATTGTTTTTCCACATCCTGTTGGTAAGACTAAGAGCGTCTTTTTGACGCCCTCAGTCCATTGTTTAAAGATCGATTCCTTTGCTTCGCTCTGATATGGTCTTAATTCCATACCTCATCACCTTACCATTTCCCAGGAGTATATTGCGGTTGCTGTCCATAAGTTTGCTGAGGTTGAGATTGTGCATATTGCTGTTGATTCGATGTAACTGTTGATCCCTGCTGTTCTTCCGCTGAATAAAACTTCTTAATTTCATTATATGTGTTTCCATTATATTCTCTATGCCCAATTTTACATTTACCTTTGTAACCACCAATGTTCCATGTCATGCGAAGAGGCTGTCCTTTTTTCTTAAGTCCAATACTTGCAAAAAATTCCGCAAGTTTCCATTCAACTTTTGAATGCAACATCAGTTGATGCGTTATATAAGCAAGTCCCTGCGGTGTTTCAAATACAAGTTTGACCTTAGCCATATTACATGGTGGCATCTTTTCGCTGCCGTTAAAACGAGCTCTCTCCACACTTTCTACTTTGAAATCATAATCTCCATCAGGAAGTAAGATAAACTCCTGGGCATCCTGAACTATCTCATCTTCCCATCCAAATTCATGCTCTTGCTGATAATTGTTATTGTATTGTTCCATTTATTTCTCCTCCTAATTTAATTCTTAAAATGGTAATTTTATTTCATTCATAACCTGATTCCATGCTCCAATAAGAACACCTTCAATAAAGCCTGGATCATATTGTGAAATTGGCATATCTTCTGGATAATACCCTTTATAAGCAACTACTTTTTGTATCTGATCAGGTACTACATTGTTCTGTTTCATTAAATCCACCAGTGGTTGCGGTATACCTTCCCAGTTAATAGAAGTATCCGATTCGTTAGCAATTGTTTCTAGTACTTCATCTGCATGATAAACTTGTGGACCACTTCCAACACCATCTGAAATATCAAAATGATTTTTCTCTACTTTTGTGGCTGGACAATGCTCAATCTTATTACTTTCAATTATTTGTCTAATATGTTCATAATCAAATGTAAGTTCATCTGCTAAGCCATAACGATTTTTAGCATCCCAACATGGATGATGAGTAGTATACATTACTCGTTGACCACCTTGAGCCTTATGTTTCTTTCCTTTTTCGTCAGCAGCAACGCTAAAGGTCTTATAGTTAGCAAATAAAACCATATCTGCCCATTCTTTAGTTAACGGTGCTGTTTGTGCAGTTGTTTTCTTTCCAAGCTTTAACTCATATCGATCATATGCTCCCATTTCATTAGGCTGTTCAAATTTACGTATAATCGCATGAGCTGTTAAAACAACATTTATATTTGAAACATCAATTACATCTTGGAGAAGATTAAGAAATCTTCCCCATTCTTCTGCTACATATGTATAACCATTTCCATATCCAAAATCTTCAACACCTTTTTTACCGTGTTGTGCACAAATACTTTCCGTACATAAACGCTCTGCCCAATCTGCAGTATCAATGACTAATGTCTTACATGGCCTTTCGTTGATGATTTCAACAATCTCATCCCTTAGCATTTGCCAGCTAGTGGGCTTTGGAAATCTCTTTACATTTAATTCAGTAGTTGAACCCTCTGTATCAATAAATAAAGGATCAGGAAATCTTGATGCAAACGTTGATTTACCAATTCCCTCAACACCATATACAACTATCTTTTTTGCTTTTTCTATTTTTCCATCAATGATCTGAAATCGTCCCATGATCTAGCCTCTCCTATTCTTCTTCCACTTCCACACGTTCAAGTGCAAGATTAACAAGCATAGTAGCTATTTCATTAATATTACGATTTATTTGCTCTGCAATCTTTTTTACTTTTTCATGCGTAGATGGAGAAACCTTTAATGTTTTATAACACTCGTTATAAATATTTGAACTTTTCTTAATTGTTAATACATCTTTTGGCATACTTATCCCTCCTAAAATTTACCAGGTTCCCAAACTTTATTAACTGTATTTTGTAAAACTGGTGTATCATTTATTTCTTCTTTAAACATTGACTTTATATCATTCTGTCCTTTTACATAACCATCTTCGATAATTATGCTGCACTCATCACCGGTTGAAACCCTTGTACCAATAGCCTGTAAATCTTGTTCTTCCAACCATTTACCAAATTCAGCAAGTGTTATTTGGTCCATTTGTTCTAGTTTATCCACCAACACGAAACCACATTGAGGATTTAATTTTCTAACAATGGCCGTAGCTACTTTCAACTGATCAGAACCGGACATGTTATCCCATTTTTGTCCTCTATACGTAATCTCATTATTTTCAACTGATAAATCAGGTAGAGGAAGATTGGCATTTTGTAATAGATCCATCTTTTGTGTACGCAACTTCTCTACTTTTTCAGTCAGTTCCTGATATTGACGTTCATATTCTCTTGCATCTTCTTCGGCTTTCTCTTTATCCATATTTGCACGTACTTTACGATTGATTTCATCAATTTTCTGAATATTAGACTCTAATTCAGCAGTAGATTCATCATGCAAATCCATTGCATCTGTTTTGGCAATACTCAGATTTGTTGTTGCTTCATTCAATTGCTCTTCCTTAATCTGTAACTGTTGTCTAATCCTTGAAACTTCATCCGTTAATGAAGATACCTGATATTCATATTGATTAACCTTTTCTCTTTTACGAGCATTTTCTCCATTACGTGCCAAAATTTCTTGTTGCTGCTTTATTAATTCAGAGGCTGATACGAGTTCATTTGGAACTCCCTGATAATAAGGCTGTTCTTCAGCAAACTTCTTCTTACGATCAGCAATTTGTCCAATAGAATGACGTTCGTTATAACATTCTTTTTCTTGCTTTTCTAATTCAAATAATTGATCCCCTACACCAATAATTTTTAATAAAGTTCTTGCTTTTTCCTGTGATGTACTATTCATAAACTTAGGAAGATTTAAAGACAATTCCTCAATAAAACTATTTAATACTTGCTGTCCTGATTTATTACCATCAGGATCAGTAACTTTCAAGCTACTGTTCTTTCCTTTTCGTTCAACAATCAAACCATTTGATAAAGTTACTTTTAAATTTGGAGGTGTAACACTACCTTCTCTTTTAGGCTGAGAAGGCTTATATCTATCACCACCTAAAGCCCATGCGATACTATCTAATACTGATGTTTTACCTTGATTATTTCGTCCACCAATTACCGTTAAACCATTTTCAGTAAGTTCAATTTTTACTGCCTTGATTCTTTTAACATTTTCTAGTTCTAATTGATTAATCTTTACACTCATATATCTTTCCTCCTTCTCTATCATCTGAGTCATCTATCCATTCTGAAATTTTTTCAAAAAATGTACATGCTTCTATATCAGTAGCTAGAGGACTTAGATGTCTTCCTTCTGATTCTGTGTCTGTTTTAAACCTGTACACATCAACACTATCTGCTCCAGAGCTGTAATAAATGCTGATTCGATTACTTGGATTTAATTTTTCTTAAATCATCATAGCAATATCTTGATTTCTAGTTTTCATTTTCATCCTCCACCACAATTTCTTTAAAAAATGGATTCTCTCCTCGTCTATAACAACCAATAAAATATACCGTAGAAAGTATTAATCCAACTGGAATAATCACTATAGAGATAAACTTATCAAGCATAATTTCCACCCTCCGTTTCTGCGTTTTTAGCACTGATTTCTTCCTGTAATTCGATGGGGCAGGTATAATTTTCAATTATTTTATTAACCTGTTCTAAATGTCTTCTTCTGATAGCTTTATATGAACGCACATTGAATTTATGCTTTATCTCTTTCCCAATATCAGAGTAAACTTTTTGCCTAATAGAATCATCGCAATAAGCCGGAGAACCATGACCACCTAATATCTTTGTACCTAACTGTCTTACCGCTTTTTGTACATCGTCGCATTCTACTGGCAGAAGAGGGATATCCTTTTTAAAAGATTGAAGATCATTATCTAATTCTTCTACTTTTGCATCTGTCTGCTTATGTGCTTGAAACATCAATTCAAGTGCCTGCATAGGATTTTGAGGGATAGATACTTTCTGTTCCATTTCATTAAAAGCTTTTACATATTGTGCAGTAAAAAGAACCCCCTTTTCTCCTGTTAACTTGTTTGCGACCATTTCGCAACCTTGTTTTGTGAGTAGGTAACATGGCCTTTCTTCTCCTTTGCTATCTATGTATGTATTTGGAATAAAGAAATCTAACGAGCGCAATTTTGCGCTGGTTAAAATCTCATCATATACTTTAATTTTTCTAAGTAGTTCTTTATGCTGCATAACAATCATTTCTGCAACCATTCTACTTTCAATTACATTTTGACCTTTAAAATCGATTACTTTTAAATCCACTTTGTCATCTCCTTTTCTTGAAAATTAATTGAGAACCACTTATAATAAAAATGAATTCTTATACAAGGGTTCTGGTGTTTAGGTACTTCGTTCAGTTGGTAGCTGCTTTGGAAGTACCTTTTTTATGTTCCTTTCCTTTCTTACACAAAAGTCCTGTTCCAAAATAAGTTTCATACCAATCTAGCGGTATTAAATTCTTATTAAAACGTTCCACATGACCAAATTCTTTTTCGTAAAGTTCAATACATTTTTCTTTAATTTCAATTGCCTTAGTATAGGTTAAAGGATTTGTTGTATTCGTTTTATTATGAATCTCCATAATGTCTTTTGCATTTACCCACTGGATAGGCATAAGTATCATCTCCTTTCAATTTTTTTGACCTTTCCTCAAAAAGTAGTAAAATTTACTTGTGGGAAGGGGGTGATTTTTGTGTGCAATAACTTTACAACATCTAACTGGATTGAGTTGATTGGGATAGCTTTCTCATTACTTACCAGCATTGTAGCCATTTGGATATCTATTAAAACTCTTAAACAGAATAGTCTGATGATTGAAGAATCTACTCGTCCATATGTCATAATTTGTGGAAAAGTTATAAATTTTCAAGATCCTACCTTTTATCTAGTTTTAAAAAATCATGGAAATAGTGGAGCAACTATCACCGATATCAAATGTGATTGTGATTTATCTAAATATTCATATTCTAAAAAACATATTCCATTTTCACATTTTTCAGATACATTTATTGCTCCAAATCAATCGTTTATATGTGCATTGAATAAAAATGATTTATTTAAAAATGTTCATAAGATACAATTTGAAATAAGATATAAAAGTAGTAATAAAAAATATTGTGAAAAATTCTCCATAAACTTAGATAGTTTTACCGATTTAATCCAACCAAGAGCAAGTACAAAAGATAAAGAGTTAAAAATAATATCTTATGCTATACAGGACCTAGTTGAGAAACATTTATAATTCAATCGTCATACTTTTGATTTTGTTATTCATTTCATCAATAATAAAATTCATAACTTCTATAGTGTGAGCTTCTTCAGGAAGCTCTTTTTTACATATTTCAAAAAATTGCTGAATCATGCTATCAATTGTAGATAATGCTATTACACAATTTGCATTAAAAGTAATAAATTCTTCCATATCATCTCTCCTACTCCGTCTTGAAAAGCTCATCAATAGAGCCTTGAAAGTTAAGAATTTCTTTTATTCTTCTACATTCTTTAATAGAAAATTCTGACTTATCGTTCAATTTACAAGATATTGTACTTATTGAAATTCCTAATTTTTCAGCTAATTGCTCTCTCGTGATTGAGTTTTTCTTTAGTTCCCTCTCCAGAATAAAATACATTTTTTCATCTCCTTTCTTTAAAAGTGAACTTAATATCGTTCACTTTAATCACATAATAAACTTTATTACGTTCTTTGTCAATGATTTTTCGTTTATTTTTACTTAATTTCGTTTGTTCTTATTGAATTTCGTTTGTTTGTGGTGTAATATTGAGTTATGAGGAGGTTACCTATGGCTATAGAAAATGAATTAAAATCACTGATAATAAATAAATCTAAAAGTATTCGTCAATTTTCTTCAGAAGTAGATATTCCTGCCACTACTATTCAATCAATACTTAATAATGGTATTGAAAATGCAGGTGTAAAGAAAATGACAAAAATATGCAATTATTTAGGATTAGATATTGATGCTCTTGCTGATGGTTATATAAAAGAAAAAACGGTTTCAGATATTCCAATGACTGTTTCGGAGATAAATCACATAAAAAAATACCGTTCCTTGTCCGACTATGATAAAGAAACGGTTAATGGATTAGTTAATAGATTATCTGATAAGCCAACAGAGTTTGTACAGATTATGCCACCAATTATTGTTCCTTTTTATGGAGAAGTAGCTTCTGCTGGTACAGGACAGTTTGTATTTGATGATATTCCACCTGAAATGATTGAAATAGAAAACAATATGAATAACATGCATGTTGACTTTGCTATCGGTGTAAATGGAGATAGCATGGAACCAACATATTCAGATGGAGACACATTATTAATAAAGAAACAAGATTCTATCAATATTGGTGAAATTGGAATATTCATGATAGATGGGGAAGCATTTGTAAAAGAACTCGGAGATGGTGTTTTGATTAGTCATAACAAGGATTATGAAGATAGGCAAATAAATGAGAACACCATTTGCCTTGGTAAAGTTATTGGTAAACACATCAAATGATGTTTACATAGATAAAAAGAAGGTGAAAACAATGACAAACAATATGGAAGAGACTGCAAGAGAGCTTTTAAAGAAAAACGGTGGAGAAAAAGTATCAACAATTAAAGACTTAAGAGAAGCATATGGTATCGGTTTAGTTGATGCAAAACAAATTGTTGATAGAATCATAAGTGACGAACCAATTTCTTCAATTAAATCAGATAAAACTTCTTTACCAACTACTTTTTCATTAGTTTATAAAGGAGGACATCCTAAATTAAATAAAGAGAAAAAGTGTAATCTAGTTATTACAGATAGTGGTATTAATATTAATTGTGGATTTAACGGAAATGCATTTGTTTCTTTTGAACAAATTACTGGTATTCACTACGAGACTTCTGAACAAATCGAAAAAAGAATTACTGCTACACGTTTATTAACACTTGGGGTATTTGCTCTTGCATTTAAAAAGAAAAAGAAAAATACAGAAAAATACCTAACGATTGATTATATAGACAACGGGTTAGATAACACCATTTTGTTCAATGGACCAAATTCTCAAGTTGCACATTCAGAAGCATTTAACAGATTATCTAATTTTAAATCTACAAGTGAACTTAAAAATCTAAATGATAGTAATCAACAAAACACATTTAATGATCCTTATGAGGAATTAAAAAAGCTAAAAGAATTACTAGATTTGGAAATCGTTACTCAAGAGGAGTTTGACAAAAAGAAAAAGGAATTATTAGGTTTATAAAATGATGAATAAAAAAAGTTTGGTCTTACTAATATTTGGAATATTCATTATTATATTTATCGTCCCTCAAATTATACATTTTCTTGTTTATACACCAAGCTCTTTTGGCTTTATAAAACATGGAGAAGAAAGTCAATGGATTGGTTTCTTTGGATCTATAATTGGTGGTGCTTTTACTTTACTAGGTGTTATATTAACAATCAATTTTGAAAAAAAATCTAGATACGAAAGTGAATATCCTATTTTAATCGTATATACAGATCAAACAGATTACAAAATAACGCACCCTTATGGAAATAAGAAAAAACTAAAACTTGATTTAAAAATCAAAAATGTTGGTAGTTTAGAAGCTTTGAATTCTGTTATTCATGTAAAAACCTGTAGCGACATTACTTTAGACTACCAAACAAAGATTCTATTTTTGCCAAAAGAACAAAGTTCAACTATTTCAATCGAATTTACAGACAGAACTAAATCTATATATTTTGACCCTTTTACTTTTATATTGGAAATGCATTATTTTGGACATAAAAATACATCTTATTCATCTATTTACATATTTAATGTCAAATGTGAAGATAATGAATGGTTATTACAAAATGAAAATTTCCTATATAATAAATAGCTTTTTATTAATATGTATTTTCGTTCTAGAAATTGATAACTATTTAAAGAAAATTATATCCTATTTAATAATACATATGATATAGTTATATATGTAGCGGTAGCAACTCTACGGAGCCTATCTGCGCAGAGACCTCTCTATTACTAGAGAGGTTTTTGTTTTAATAAAAATTTATTTAAACATTAACTATAAAATCTTTTTTTCTTAAATTATTTAAGTATTTATCGATGCAATATAGCATATCTATCTGTAATTCTGCAACTTTATATATATCGCAAAAATTAATCGCAATATAGTCAAAAAATTTCATATTATCTTTTTCTTTAGAGTATGTATACAGTATACAATCAATTTTTTCAGGTAATTTTTTAGTAAAACCATCAAAATTTAGATAATACATATCTTTAACAACTCCTAATTGAAATGATATAGCATTCTCAACATTCCTTACATCCACACAAATTTTATCTCCATCAAATCCGTATTCTTTATGTCTATCAGTGTTTAAAGGATGTGCTACTACAAATGACCTAAGTGCCTTAAAATATTTTAAAGCTTTTCTATTGAAATCATCATCTGTGTAGATAAATCCTTCCATTATCTCTGTATTTAACATTTTTTTCAAAGAATCGACTGCTTCACATATCCAATCTACTAATACTATAGTATAAATAACCTCTTTCATAGACGAATTAGCTAAATTATTTATTTCATTATTTAAATCATTTATTGTAAAACATATTTTTTGAAGATAATCCAAAACCCTACTATAACTTTCCCTATCTTTCCATACCCATCGTTTATTTATTCCATTTCTTAAACCATCCAAGTCTCTAAGTTTTCTCATATTCTCTTCTATCCTTTCAAGAACGAAATTAATTCTAAAAAAAAATAAAGATTGCTGGACCATACATACAATCTTTATATATTTACGATTTAACCTTTAAAGGTTAAATTTCCAGTTTTTTTGTCTACATATATTTTAAATGCTTTTTTACCATAGTCACGTGCGTAATATGTTACACCATTACGAGTAAATGACGCTCTGAATATAAACATATAAGACACCTCCTTTGCTTTTTAGCTTGCAAAGGTTGTACTACAATGTTACAATGTTGTTGGTGAAATATTGCAATGGTCTATTGCAGAACATGCTTTACAAGCGTGGAAGAACTAAGTTGGCAGCTTAGTTCTTTTTATATTTATCCTTAAAACCTAAGGTAAATATCACAATAAACCGTACTGCTTCATTTGAATACTTGCACATTGATATGATACACCGCAGCACTTCACTACTTCATCTATCGACATTCCACGAATCAAGCCTTTAGGAATCAAAAATTCAGCAGCAAATACATTTGCTTGCCATTCTGGATCCATAAAAGCAGGTATTTCTTCAACTGTCCTAGCAAAACTTATATTCGCTGATTCATGAATTAAATAATGACAAAGCTCATGGGCAATAGTAAATCTCGCTCTAGCCTTTCCTGAACATGCCTCTTCATAAACATCTGAACGTATTAGTATCTTACCATCATCCGGATACGTTAATGCATAAGTTCCTTTTGGAAGTTTGTCCTGATCCACAATTTCATAATCAAAATTTTTATCAATTTGTGGCAAAATAAATTCAATTAATTCAACAATAGGAATATACAATGTTTTGTTTAATCCAAGTATCTCTCTCAATCTATTTGCCATATTTGAAAGTTCTTCACGAGAAGTGGGTGTTGCTTTATAATGAATCATTTATTCTTTCTCCTTTCCATTGATTATCTTCATCATCTGCTCAATCTCACTTTTATTAAAATCTTTTAGTTTTCTAGCAAACGCATTTGCTAAATAAGTAGTATCACTTGAATATCCTTTTAAATCCATTTTTAAAGATAATCTAGACATTTCAGCAGCTTCATGTAATTTTTCTGTCGTATCATCATCTAAATGATAGATATTTGAAATTAAATTTACCCAATTTACTGGTATTTCTCTTTTTCCATGCTCTACAGCTGATAAGTAAGATGCTGTTACATTTAACTTATCAGACATATCTTTCAATAATACATTGCCATCTAACCTAATTCTTCTAAGCATCTTTCCAAATTCTGTTAACATGATATAAATCCTCCATTTTCTTTATATTCTTCCTTGCAATATGATTTTACAATATCAAGTAATAAAAATCAACAAAATTTGTTGATTTTTATTACTACATTATCTAATTAAAAAAGATTGCGATTTTAGATAATACTAATTTAACTATAATCACAACCATACTTTTATCATTCAAATAATTTATAAATTTATGTTTTTAATTCCTAAATTCCTAATAATTGTTTCTTCTTTAAAGAAAATTCTTCTTCAGTAATCACACCAATATCCAGTAATTCCTTTAATGATTTTAGTTCACTAATGTAATCATCATTTTTAATCGTTTTAAGAGGGATTTTAACTTCATCTACACTTCCTTCCATAGAATTTATGATATTCTTTCCTGCGTCTTTAAATTGATGTGCATACGTGCTGTGTAGCATCTGAACGGTATCGCCTAACCTTTTAGCAATGTCAAAATCAGAAAAATTATATTTTCCCATATTGTTGATTAACCAGGAAGCATGAGAATGGCGAAAATCGTGGATACGTATCTTTTTTAAGTGTTGTTCGACTGGAAGATCAGCATTTATTCTATCAACTATTTTTACCATCTGCTTTCTTGGACGTTCTGCTGCTAAAGGACGAGAAAAGCCAAAAACATAACATTTGTCATTAAAGCCATATTTTTGTTCACAATCTTTCTTCCAAGACTTTAGTTCATCTTCAACGATTTTAAACATAGGAATATTGCGAACACTGTTTCGTGTCTTAGGGCTAGTAATTTCCCATGGCTTGTCTTTGATTTTATATGTAACGGTTTTATAAATAGAAACACTATTGTTTTCAAAGTCTATATCTTTCCATTGCAGTGCCAATGTTTCACCTCTTCTTGTTCCCATATAGAACAAGAAAGTATAAAACAAGTGCAGTTCTTGATCATCTACATTATCAATAAACCTTTGGAATTCTTCCGGTTCCCAAAAATCCATTTCCTTTCGTATTTCGTCTTTATTTACAGAAAGTTTTACTTTATTCATAGGATTAACGGTTATATAGTCGTTATCAATCGCATAATTAAACGATGCTCGTAAGATATAATAAAATTTTTCTACATATTCTTTTGAATACTTGCTTTCAAGATCACGTATATATCTTTGAAGCATATCTTTGTTAATTAAATTGATTTTCTTATTTCCTATGACTTCATTTATTTTATCTAGTAAATCCGTATATGTTCTTTTTGTAACACTTTTTACCGAAGTCAAAGAATTAAGATATTCCTCAGATAATTCCTTAAAAGATAAAAATTTTACAGAAACCACGATATCTTGATAGCTGATTTTAAATTTTCTTTCATATTCAATTGCTTCTTTCTTTAAAGAACATCCTGCAGCTAATTTATGATAATGGTAATAAGTTCCATCATCTTTTCTAATTTTTCCTTTAATGTACCATTTATTATCTGATTTATAAACTGCCATAATACCACCCCTCCCAACTTAATATTAATGTATTCCTTTTGATATAGCAATATAAAAAGGTGGCATACGAGGTGGCATGAGTAATACAGATATGAAAAAAAGCCTTTATTTAAAGGCTTTAATTACTAGATGGCGTCCACGAAGGGATTCGAACCCCTGACCGTGCGCTTAGAAGGCGCATGCTCTATCCAACTGAGCTACGTGGACATAACACATTTCTTAGTGCCAAATAATAATAACAAATATTCTATAGAATTTCAACTCTAATTTTATATTTTTTTCAAAAAAATTTTTTTATAACTTTCATGTGAAAAATTTATCTGTCCCGTTGTTTTTTCGTATGCTAAAATACCAGAAGATTGCAGTTTTAATATGTCTTTTTCTAATTTTTCTTTTGCAATATGCATTTTTCTAACAATATCGTTTATGAACACTTTTCTTCCTTCATATTGATATTTTACTAAAATAATTGCTTCTGTAACATTCGATAGCTCGTTTTGTATCACTTCATCTTTGGCAATATTATTAAAAATTGTATCATACCATTTCAATGAAAAAATGGCAAATTCTTTTTCACCCAAATCAGAGAAAGAACATAAAATTTGTCCAAATAATTGAATATAAAAAGGTGTTTGTAATATACTAGAAAACTCATGGTATAATTTTTTCAAAATTTGTCGATTTAAGGATGTTTCCTTTTGAAGTAATTCCAAAGTCTGAGATTCTGAAAAAACTGGAAGTTGATATAGTGGAAAAATAGTTCTATTTTCTGCCAAAGGCGTATAAAATACACCTGGTCTAGGCTCGAGTGCTTCATTTTGACGCAATTGAAGATATGAGTCCGTTCTTAAAGAAAGAATAATTTTGATATTGCGATATTCCTTTTGTGATAACATTTCTGTAAATTTTATTAATCCATTATAATTGTCCTGTAAAAAATTAAAATTCCCAGGCATTTCATTTAACGCATCATAAACTAATACCAGTGTTTGCTCCCTGCATAGAAATAACTTATTAATTACTTCAAGTTTTTCAAAATCGGAAAACCAATTAGAAAATACGTTGATCCCTCTTTGTAATAAACGTTGTTCCCTTCCGCTAAATGGAAGTATAACGAAGTTACTTGTATTCTGGAGGTTTTTTATTAAATATCCCAACAAAGTGGTTTTTCCACTGCCACTAGCACCAATAATAGCGATGAATTCACCTATTTCAACATCAAAAGAGACATTATCAAGGGCAATGACATGGTTATTTTCATCTCCATATATTTTAGACAAATTTTTTACACTTAATATATTCATATATTTCTCCTAACTGTATCATTGTTTATAGTACAGTTAGATAATA